GCAGCGTCTTTTCGACCTGGTGGATACGGTCGCCAAGCTTGTACATTTCCTGTCCGCCGGTCGCCGCGATGTCCTGATCGATCGCACCGTTTACCGCGCGGATCGTGCTGGCGTTATCGGGGCTCCAGTTCGAATTGATCGACTTGCGCACCGCGTCCCATGCCGCCACGCTGCCGGGCGCGTACATCTCGCCGGTCACCGGGTCGCGGAAGCCGGTCGTGCGCGCAAGGTTGATGAGGTCCTGCGCGCCGGCCAGCGCGCTTTCGTTGCCGCGCAAACGCACGCCGGCCTGAAACTGCGGGTCGTTGAACAGCGTGTCGACGTGGTTCGTCGTGATCGGGTTATCGCCGGCCGTCGCGCGCGCCTGGTCGTAGATCTGCTGCTTCGCACCCTTCAGGTAGGAAGTCAGGCTGTCGTCCTGACCGTAGAGCGCGTCGTTGATGATTCGGCCGCGTTCCTCGTTCGTCGTGACGCTCTGGCTCGCACCCGTGGCGTTCACGCGCTGCTCGGCATAGTCGGCCAGCGCCTGCTGTTCGTTCGCGATCTGCGTGCGAATGGCCTGTGTCGCGGGCGTCTGGTTCGGCGTCTTCGCCGCGGCATACTCGTCGCGCAGCGTGTTCTCGTTGCCGGTGATCACACCCGTGCGCACGGTGCCGGCGTTCTCGCCCATGATCTGATTGGCGATGTTCGCGCGCACCGCCTGTTCCTCAGGCGTCACGTCCTGCGCGACCTTCGAGAGCTTCACCTGCGGGAACGCGCCGCGCGCCGCGTCCTCACCGGTCAGTTGCGGGTACGGGTTCAGGTTCGTCGACGCGGAGCCACCGCCGACCATTGGGCGCGGCTGCATCGCGGGGCCGGTAGGATTCGGCGGCGTGGCCGCGCGCGCCGCCACATCGTCGGCGGCAGTCGCCACCGCGGCGTCGCCAGCAAAGCGTCCTACGGCCTTGGCCGCGCCGGGCACCAGCAGCGCAGCGGAGCCCACCATGTTCGCCACGTCCTGCGGCGCGGCGCCGGTGGCGTTCGCGACAGCCTGCACGCCCTGCCCGACCTTGTCGCCGATGGCGGCTTGCACGCGCTGCGTCGCCTCGCCCTGATAGCCTGGTGTGTTGGTCACGCCAAACGCATTGCCGATCGGATGCGTCGATGCGCCGAAGTCGCCGGCCGCGGCCTGCTCTGCCTGCTGCGGGCTCTGCTGGAATGCGCGACGCACCGCGTAGTCGGCCTGCTGCGCCATCTGGCCGGGAACGCCCAGCACGGTATCGGCAAAGCCCGCGGCGGTATGCCCGAGGCGCGCGAGCGTGCTTTCCTGCGGCTGGCTGGGTTGCGCTGTGGGGGCGCCCTTCGCGGCCGGTGCCTGCGCGCTGGTGGCCGACTGCAGCGTGTCGAACAGGTCGGATGTCGGTCCGCTGTCGGGCGCGGGCTGCTGGCCGGAATTCGACTGGCCGGGAATCGTCGGCACGCCTGCCATGACCTTGCCGATGTACTGGCTGGGGTCTTTCGTGACGAAGCCGCCGTACGCCTTCAGTGCGCCCTCGTACGTGCCTCCGTTCTGCCCTTTCAGAGTCTGCAGATACCAGTCCGCCGCGTTGCGCGACTGCACCGGATCGAAAGGATCGAAGTTGACGCCCTGCTTGCGCAGCATCGCGAGTGTCGATGGCGTGAACTGGTATGGACCCATCGCGCCGGTCTTGTCGTTCACCGCATACGGGTTGCCGCTGCTCTCGGTGTGCTGCAGGTTATCCAGCATCTGCGGCGGCGTGCCGTAGCTCTTCGTCGGATCGAATGCGCCGGGCCCGGCAGCAGTCGCCGCCGGCGCGGCAACCTGCGGAACCGGCGCACCAGTGGCCTGCGAGATCGTCGAGAGCAGATCGTCCATTACTGCGCGCCCCCAGTGTTCGACAGCTTCTGCAGGTTCGCGGCCTTCTCCATCAGTGCCTTGAACTGCGGCGAACTCTTGCCGCCGAGGCTATTGACGATGGAATTGACCTCTGCGGTGTCGCCCGACTTCGCCGCGTTGTACATCTGGTAGATGCGTGGGTCGAAGTTGGCACCCCATTGCTGGTCGAACTGGCGTTTCGCGAACACGCCGGCGGATGGATTCGCCGCAATGGCGCGCTCGAGACCCGGCTGATACGACTGCGCGCCGGTCACGATAGCGTCGTTCAGCTTCGTGATTTCCTTGATCGCAGTCGGCGTGTAGTGCGTCGAACCGTTGGCGGCGACCTGCGCTGCGAGACCCGCGTTCGTCTGCGGGCCCATCGACTGCGCAGCCTGCAATGCGGAGCGCTCCAGACCCTTGCCGACGAGGTCGTACGCGGTCGCCGGGTCGAACTTGCCGTCCTTGTTTGCGTCGCCCGGATTGAAGCCGAATGCGCTGACGAGGTTGCGCCAGCCCGAGCCTGCGAGACCGGTTGCGCCCACGTTGTCGATGTTGCTGAGCACGATCTGGTTGTTCGTGTGCTGCAGGCCGGCGTTCGCGAATGCCTGCCGCGCGGCGTCGCGCTCGGCCTGCAGAACGGGCAGCGCCTGCGCGTCGCCCGGCTGCGGCACATAGACGCCCTGCGTCGGCGCGTTCGTGATGCCGGTGACCTGACCTTGGCCGTTCTTGCTGATGACTGTCGGGCCGCCGGTTAGCGGATTGCTGCTGACGCTCTGGCGCTCGCCAAGCGGGAGGCCTTGCGCGATTTCGCCGCCGACCGGTGCGACGCCACCCGCCGCATTCGGGTTGAACTGGACAGCCTGAAGGCCGCCGCCGGGACCGGTGGTGGTGCCGATGCTCGGCGCTTGCTGCGCGGCAGTCGTGCCGGCCGGCTGCAGGCCTTGCACAACGTGTCGCAGTACCTGATCGCGCTGCGCCTGCGGCACGCCTGCCGGAATCGCGCTCACGCCCTGCTGCGCGCTCTTGATGAACGGAGCGAGATCGGGATTCTGCTGCGCGAGATTATCGAGGCGCGACATCACGCCCGAGCTATCCGGCTCGCCTATGCCAGATGCGATCACGCCGCTTACCGCGTCGCGCTGCTCGTTCGTCAGCCGAAGGGCGTTCGTGTGATAGGTGTTCGCGTTGTTCAGCGTCGCGATGATGTTCTGCTGGATGCCCTGACCGCTGAGCGGCAGATACTTGTTGGCGAAGTTGCTCACAGCCGGATAGTTCAGCGTGCCATCCGGGTTCTTGAGCGAGTTGCCGTCCGGGTCCTTGCCGCTCGCGAGTGCGCCCTGATACAGCTGGCGTTCGGCCATCTGCTGTTGCGCCTGTTGCGCGGCGCCCTCGCCGACCTGCAACTGCTGCTGGCCAAGCTGATAGGCCTGCTGCTGGTTGCGCAGGTTCAGCAGCCCGGAGAGCGTCTGAAGCGGCTGGTTAGGGTTGGGTGGCTGGATCTGATCTGCTACCGGCGCGCCGAAGTCCATGTTTTAGCTCCCCGCCGCAAGGAACCCGTTAATGCCGGGCGAAGTTCCGTCGAAAGGATTTGCTCCCGCGTTTGCACCGAGGTTGTTGCTGCTCAGAATGCTGTTGAGAGCGAAGGCGTTGCCGACGCCACCGAGGCCACCCGCGAGCGCGTTGGCTGAACCCACCGTGCCGGCCGCCTGGGACGCGCCAGCACCAGCAATCGCCTGCGATGCGCCGGTGCCGAGCGCCGTGCCCGCCGTACCGGTATTGCTCGCCGCGTTCTGGCCGAGACCCGCGATCGCCGACAGACGCGAGAAGATATTGTTTTGCTGCGACTGCAGCGAATTGAGGTTGGTCGCGTACTGGCTCTGCGCCTGGTTGAAATAGTCGTTGTAGTACTGCGCTGCGGTGCCGGTCGAAAACTGCGTGAGCGCCTTCAGCGCCGGACCGGACAGCGCGCCCACGCTCGCTGACTGGTTATTTGCAACCGCCTGCAGGCCCTGCTGTTGCGCGAACTGATAGCCGGGCGAACTGGTGATGCTCGAAGGGTTGAACGAGAACGGACCGGTGGTCTGGGTGAGGTAGCCGTTGAGCAAGCCTCCACCCGGATTGCCCGGGGCAAGACCGAGCAACTGCTGCAGCGCTGTCGTCGCACCCTGACCGGCCTGGATAAACGGCTGCTCCTGCTGGTTGATCGTATTGAACATCTGCAGCTGATCGGCCGCCGCCTGCTGCTGCGCGTTTGCCTGCGTATTGGCCGCCGACTGCGCACCCTGCGACGAGATGACCGCACCGCCGACTGCGCCCACACCCGCGGCAATCCCGCCGATAGCTGCTGCCGAAAGACCGAAGCTCATGCATCCTCCGTGGATTCGTCGGAAAGCGCCTCAATCGCGCTCTGGTTGAGCAACTGGACGTTCTGAGCGCCGCCGAGCAGTTCGCTGTTCTCGGATTCGGTCAGCTCGCGCACAAGCTTGTCGAGATCGCGCTCGTCGGTCGCATGGACCGTGGTCCAGTAGGTGTCGGAGTGCGCGTAGCCGGCGCGCTTGGCACCGGGCTTCGAATTGATGATTTCGTGCGCATCGGTGACGCGTTTCAGCCCATCGTCGGTGGTAACGCTGATGTCGCCGGAGATGATGCAAAGGTGTTCGGTCTTGTGGACCGCGCCGGTGAGCGTGACGCCCGCCGGTATGAGCATCTTTCGCGCGTAGAGACCGGGCGCGAAGAAGTGCCACACAGGGCACTCGACCTGTGGCATGCGCTGGATCTCGCGCTCGAGCGCCATGACGCGCTCACGCGCGCTCGCTGTGTCGAGTTCCGTGCTCATTGGATGACGATGCCCGACATCGTGAACGTCACCGAACTGGCGACGCTCGCGAACGCATGCAACTGGCTACCGGGAGGCATCACTGCACCCGCCAGTTCTGGCGATACATATGCTTCGCCGGGGGCAAGCGTGCGTCCGATGGGAGAGATCATGGTCGTCGAGGCTCCGAGTGCTCCGCCAGGCGTGATCCCGGCAGTGATGGTGACGGCACTCGAAGTGGTGTTCGTGAACACCGCGCGACCGATCTGGGCGCTTGAATTCGTAGGCGGAGAATATAGCGATGCGTCAGCCACGCCAAGAGATTCGGGGGCAACAAGCTGGGCCGGAGTGATAGTGGTCATGGGTGATCCCTACGAAGGCAGGAACGCGACGGTCGGCGCCGCGGTATAGGTGATGAGCGCCTGGTCAAGGCGGCGCAGCGGAATGAGGCCAGCGGTTACGCCGGTTGCGACGGTTACGCCCTGCCGGATGATCGCGATGGCCGACACCGTGCCGCCGCTGACTGCCAGCGTTCCGTCGAACAGCGCGTTGTAGGTGAAAGGCGACGCCGTGACGGTCACGGTCTGCGCCGGCTGGGCGAAGGGCCTCGACGGCGGCAACTCGGGCACCGCCGCGAGCGCGAACGCATTGGCGAGGTCATGCCGCAGCCGCGAGATATCCGCGCCGTCCGGCTGGGTGAGCATTGGAAGCTGCGCGGCGACGTTACCGATCGCGCGCGCAATCTGCTGCGTGTCGGCTGTCTGTGCGGACAGGTTCACCAGCGAGAGGAAATCGGACGGCGCGGCCGGCGTGCTGCCGCCGCTGCTGGTGCCCAGCACGTTGAGCCACAGGTTGTAGAAAAGCAGGAACCAGTTGAGGTCGAGGAAGATTTCCTCGCCCTTGGCCGTGCTCCCGATTGGCACGCTCTGCTGCGGGAACTGGTTTGGCAGGCCGCTCATGCTGAACTGAACGCCTTCAGCGTGGCGCCGACCAGATCGCGATTCACAGGATCGATCACTTCGAGATCGACCACGTTGTCGCGGCCCCATCCGAGTTTTCGCCACATGGTTCGGTTGCGGAACTCACCGATCTTGCCGATCGGCGCATTCCAGCGCTGCCCGAACGTCTTGCCGCCGTCGCGCGAGATCGCGAGGCCGCATTGCGGGTCAGCGCCCATGCCGCTCGCGTTGCCCACGCCCGGATTGAAGTCCAGTTGCAGACTCGCCATGAACACGCGGCCGCGCTGTCCCTTGTCCCAGATATGCGGCGCGCGTCGCTTGGCGAGCAGCGGCCAGCCGGCGTCGGTGTACGCGTCGCGCGTGAGCTGGTAGATCGCCCCGTTCTGGTAGTCGCCGACGATGCGCATGCCGGCGAAGTTCATGAAGCAGTTGGATCGATGCCGGTGGAACTGGCGCGCGTAGGGATCGTAGGATGCGCGCTTGTGCAGCAGCCCGGACTGGCCGTCATAGCACCAGGTGACATCCGCGCTCGGAAAGGTCAGCACATAGAATTCGTGTGTGTCTTCCTGGTACGTGTAAGCGATCGCATCGTCAGTCGTCGGATAGGTCGCCACTTCGTCGCCGAACGATGGCGTGGACACGACCTGATCCATGAAACCCTGCGTGCGCACGATGACGTTCTCGCCCCGCTCGGATCGACCGAACCAGATGAGCCCTTCCTGCCCCTGCGCGCCGAAGCGCGAGATGGATGCAGCCGCCTTGCAGCCGGTCTGGATCAGCGTGCCGGAGATGCGCTGGAAGGCGAACGTTGCGCCGCCCGCGTTGTACCAGACCTCAGTTGTGCGCTCGCCGATCAGCCACAGGATTTCCTTGTTTTCGTACACCGCGACGAGGTTGTCGCTCGCGCCGTCCTTCAGCGCGAAATACAGCGCATTGAAGGTAGTCGCGAAGGCCTGCGAGTTCGTATAGAACGTCTGCGTGCCGGGCTTGTTGAAAATCCACCAGCCATCGATATAGGCGACCGTGTCAGAGCCCAGAAAGTTGGGATCGGTGATCTGCGCGAAGTCCTGCGTCTTCAGGTTGTACAGATAGCCGTTCGGGCCGTCGACCAGCACCGCGAATCCGCCTGCGTTGTTGTCGCGGATCGCCACCGGCCCCGAAGACGTAGCAAGCGTACCGACCGATTCCATGCTGAGCGTCGGCCACACTGTCGGCGCAGTCTGCGTCGCGGTAACGAGGTAGCATGTGTTGCCGATCACTGCGAGTGCCGTCTTTTTGCCCGGCAGAGGCCAGAATCCGCGCACGGGCAGTGACGGACCTGAATATGGGCGCGGCCACTCGGTCATCGTCGAGGTGAAGCCCGGCGCGCCGCCGCCCTCTGCCGCGACCAGTTGTACAAGGCCGGGACAGCCGAGCAGGCCGACCGCTTCCTTCGCGTCCTGACCGTCGACTTCCGCGTACCAGTTAAAACACATCTGGTCGTCCTGCCGGCGGTTTGGCGCGTTGTCCTGACCGCCGGCTAGGCCGAAGTCGCCGAAGAAGTTGAGGGGTCCGTTGTTGCCGGCCATCAGCGGTATCCCCCGTGCGTGATCCAGCCGCCGTCAGGACGGTTGCCGCGCACCAGTTCGCGGTCGTATTGCGACACGCTCGCCGGCCGGGCATTGAGCGCCTTTACGAACTCGGTAGCCTCGCGCGCGTTGGTGAGGATCGCGGGCGTCAGCGGGAATCCGTATTCGGCGCACAGTTCCTTCGCCAGAAGCCACTTGAGCATGCGGCTATAGCCCTGCGGCATGACCAGCACCTGCGTCAAGGTGAGGTTTTGCAGGATCGTGTCGGTGAACAGGTGACACTCGGCGCTGTTACCCGGCGTCTGGTAGACGTTCAGCAGACCGTACGGGAACGTGTTGTTGTACCAGGCCACGGTCGGCCACGGACCGGGCTGCGCCTTGTACAGAAACTGCGTGTATTGCGTTTCCGTTTCGTACACGTCGAGCGTGAAATCGAGCGCGTTAAAGCGCGTGAAGCCGTGCGTGATGCGCAGCGGGCGCGGGATCGGCAGATCGCCGGGCACCGTGAATGTGATTTCGTCGATGTTGGCCGAGTTGCCGATCGCCGGGGCCGACATCGTGATCGTGTTCGTGCCGATCGCCGTGACCGTGGTGTTGGCCGGGATGAGCCCCTGCACATCGCTCAGGATCGAGCCAGATCCGACCTGATATGCCGCGGTATCGCCGGCCACCAGTTGCGACGGCAGGTTCGTCACGCCCGTGATGACGTTCGAGCCGGATGTGAGCGTACCGGAAAACGGCGGCAAGCCCAGCAGCGAGCACGTCGGATTGCCGACCTTGTACAGCATCTTGTTTGCGGTCCACGACAGGATGTTTTCCTGCGAGCCGAACACGAACTGCTTGTCGGTGGAGAGCGAATCGAGCAGGTCGTTCAGTGTCTCCAGACAGTCTTCTTCATCGGGCTGCGCGATGGGTTCGCCCGACTGGTACGAGTTGATGCGCCGAAGCGCGCCCTTGATGATGCTGAGCGCCGTGGTCGTGCCGATGGTCATGAAAATGCCCCTGCGGTGAACTGGCTGGAGACAGCGACGCGCGGCGCGTTGACGGTCAGCGTGATCGGCGGCGTATATCTCTCGCCGGGCCCGGTCTGCTGCGTCACGGCCACGGGCTGGCCGGCTGCCGGTGACTGCGCGACCACGGTGTCGACCGGCGCGCCGCGCTGCCACACGATCGCCACCGGCCACGGAGAGAAATAGCCAACCGTGGGTGGCGGACTGTCCGCAGTGGGCACCGACCCATCGTTCGGGATGATGTCCGCCTCGATGAGCGCCACCGTCGCCGCGCGATAGTTGAGGCCGACCAGATTGGGCATCGTCGCCATGCGTGATCCAGAAAAAAGGCCGACAGTTTTCGGCTGTCGGCCAAGTTGCAGCGGTGGAGACAGCGGTTACCAGTCCATCTGGTTGCCGGATGCCGGCTTGACCCAGTTGGGTTGCACGCGCAGAACGGTCACGACGTAATTGCCCGCCGGCGGCGTCAGCGAACCGGCAGTCGGATTCACGAACTGCAGGGAAAGCTGGTCGAGCGCGGAGACATACGCAGTTGCCAGTGCGACACCTGCCGTCACGCTCGGCGGGCTGACCTCGATCGCGTCACCGACCTGCAGGCCAATGCCGGTATTGGCAAAGTTCTGCACCGGCGCAGTCGTGGCTGCTACCGCGGCCGGCGTAAGTGCGATCGAGAAAACGCCGATCTTCTGGACGTTACCGATCGGGCTCTGCGTGGTATCCGGCGTGGTGCTGACGTTCGGCCCCGGATTCGAGCCGTCGACGTTCGTTACGGATGGGAAAGCCATGTCAGCTCCTTAGCCCGAGACCCGGACCGCAAGCGAACGGTAGAGGCTCGAGAATCCGTAAGCCACGTCCATACGCGTCGGTTCCGCGTCGTTGTTGATGGTGTACTGCGTCGCAACCCGGATCGAGAGGCCCAGATCGTCGTCGTACGCGCGGCTCGCCTCGACCGCGGTGCGCGGCAGCGGCAGATCGACGAAGGCCAGTGCGAATGCGTCGCGGTGGAAGTACAGGTTTTCCGTCGACGAGGTGTTCGCCGCGGCGCCGCCGTTGATCGTCACAGCCGGCGTGCCGGTGAAGGCCGAACCTGCCGCGCAGTTCTGGAACTGGCCGCCGGTGATCACGCACTCGCCGATCGTCACGGACAGCGTGCCGCTGCCGCTCGACGTGTAGACGCCGGTCGCCGCGTTGAACGTGCCGGCCGTCAGCGTCGCGGGAGCGAACTGCGGGCCGCCCGGCGCTGCGGAACCGGTCATCTGCGCGTAGCCGCCCGGGGGCAGCACGACGAACTGCTTGAGCGACGTGCCGTACTGGCCGCGGTTCTGCGGGTTGACCGGGAAGATGCCTGCGATCTGGATCGTGTCGCCGACCTTGCACTGCGCAGCGCTGTTCGTGAGACCCTGGATGTTCAGGACACCCGTTTGCGCCCAGCCCGAGGTCAGCAGCGCCGAACCAGCGGCCGAGGTCGTGACACCTGCCAGCACCGGCGTGCCCGTGAGCGTGCCGGTCGAGTACGCAGCGATGTTCGGATCTTCGAACCAGTCGGCGCCGGCGGTCTTCGTGGCGATCATGCCGGTCTCGAAGA